ATTCTGAGGGGCTGAGTCGGCTGGAGCAGAACCACAGCGTCGGGCCTGGGGTTGTCGAACAACCCCAGGACATGCTGAACCACGGGGAGCATCGGTGTGTCGTCTTGACACAACGCTGTGGGGCGCCGGAGGTACAGGTTGCTCACGATAGTCCGGTCTGAACTCACCACCGTCCAATTACAGGTCTCAACCCCGATATCCGCAGCCCACTCCCACAAAGGCTTCCCACACATGTCCCGGAAGTTCTTGCCGGGGACTCCCTTGCTCCCAGCCCGGGCCGGAATGATAGCCAGGGTCTTCATTGCTTTGCTACGTCGTCCACGAGGCTGTAAAGCCTGTCTACGTCCATCCGGAGCTCTATCACTTGCTCGTATGTCTGCCACAGCTTCCCCAGACACGCCAGGATCGCAGCAACCAATACCGCCTGCTTCACGTTTTCCCATACCTTCTCACTCATGGATTCCTCGCCACGAACGATATGCGCTTTGGCAACGTAGGATTCTGACGACTCATCTGCACATCCGTAGACAGATTCACAAACCCGGCCCGGATCAAGTACCGCTCCATCGTGGACTGGTCCAAATAGAAGCAATGATCCACCTTGGCCTGACTCCCCTTGGCTATGTCCACGAAGAACAGACCCCCAGACGACAACAGTCTGCGAATCTCCCTCAGCGCACTACGAATGTCCGTCAGATGCTCCACAGTCCGGCACAGCAACACCAGGTCAAACGTTCCGGATTCTAGTTCACTTGTACTCGATCCGAGAACACCCTCAATCACTTCCATGTTGGCCCGCGACGCCGCAGCGTCCAATTCGGCGCCGCAAGGCTCCAGAACCGTCGGATCCATGCCAAAAGCCGTGGCCACAGTCTCCGCCACCAGGCCCGTCGCACCTCCAACGTCCAACAAAGTGGCGTGATCCCCCATAAACGGGCTCAGACGCTGCACCAGCCAGTCCGAATACTGCTCCTGCTGCTTCTCGATAGCCTCAGGGTCGAAAGGTTGGCCCGAGAGCTCCTCCAAGAGCCTCCGATACGTCCCGTTGCGGTAAAAGTCCGCGTATTCGCCGTCAGTCATGCGGGGATTGATGAACCTGAGTCCACAATCCAGACACTTCTGGACATTCGTAGGTAATCCGTACCGGTCCCGAGTCCGAATGGTCTCGAAGTCAGACCCGGAACACAGGTTACATTCCGTAATCTGGACAGACGGCAGGTATTTCACTCGCCCTCCAGGATCTGGGCAATCCGCAGCCCAGCCTCACCATCCCCATACAGGGTTGACTTGGGAACGTCCAAGGACATGGCCGCGTAGATCGCGGACCTGATGTCCCTGGCGTTGTAGCCCACGTCTATGACATTCGGGCCTCGCTCCCTCCCATTCTGTCGGGCCCCGATGTTAACCACCGGCACACCCATGAACGAACACTCCCGAATGCCCACCGAGGAGTTGCCCACCAGCACCTTGGCCCCCAACAGCGTCCTGAGGAACGTCAAGGGCCTCATGTTCCGCTTGGGATGCAGCTTGGCCAGCCTCATGGCCTTGCTGATATCGTCCCCGCCAGCGTCAGCACCAGGCCAGAACCACAAGGCGTCAATACCGTTCACAGCCTCGATGGTCTCCTGCATCTGACCCGCAGCGACAGTGGGCTGCGTAGTGTCAGGATGCTGCAATACCACCACGTCCGGCGCCGGAAGCGGACCCACAGACATAGCCTCCCGGGCCAAGTCGATACTAGGGCAGCCGGTCTGATGTACTCGGGCCCCAGGACGCATAGTCAGAACCCTCCGCGCCGCTGTCTGGGTCGAGACACAGTGGATGTCAGCCAGTTGTGTGACAGCGTTGCGTACCTTGTCGTCTATTGACCCCGAAACCTCCCCGCCCTGGATATGACAGAGCGGAATGTTCTGATAGCTCGCAGCAATCGCTGTCGCCAGAGTCTCGTGTCTGTCTGCAACAGTAACCACAACATCGGGCCGAATAGCGGCCAGTATGCCGCTGATCTGGGTGAGCAAGACTCCCGTACTGATCGCAGACTCACGAACACTTCCACCCTCCACCATGCACGGTATTTCCTGCAAATGACCGTAGAGGCCATCTTCCCTGATCTCGTCTACAACTCGCCCGAACCTGGTCACCAAGGCAGACGCAGCCGCGACAAGGTGAACATCAGTCCCGGTCAGGTTCTCCAGGACAGACCTGACCCTCGAATACGAAGGACGCGCCGTGACGACAACACAGACCCTCACTCTGTCACCATGAACAGTTCCCTCATCCCCCCGAGTCTCCCCGCCATCTCATTCTTGGACACCAGAGTCTTGGCCCGCTCTATGAAACTCACACCACGGACGAGCTCGCCCACTTCGTCCACAGTGAGCGCAGCCTCGACGTCAAACCCTGCCTCAGACTTGCTCCAGCAGACGTGGACTTCCAGGACGCTGATGCCCATGGCAACCGCACCCAGACCAGCCCAGATCGTCCCCGAATGGTCCGACAGGCCCCCGAGTGCCGCAGCCTCAAACAGCCCAACCTCCTCCGCTCTCGTAGGGTAGCGGCTCGTACACTGCAAGAACTGGACATCAGGGAACATCCTCCGAAACTCGTCCATCTCAGCCAGCGTAGACATGCCCGTGGAGCACAACACAGGCTTCCCGGTGTCCCGAATGAACTCCAGCATCAGAGTGTTGCGTACCTGGCCGCTCGGAATCTTCCAGGCCGGGACCAGTGGATTGACCATGCCAGCAGCCTCGAGGGAAAACGGAGAGCACAGGAACGCTATACCGTCATCCTCACAGTGTTGGGCCAGCCCAGACCATTCGTCCTTCGTAAACCCCGTGCGGGCCCAGTATTCCTGGCGTGTCTCGTTACTCCACTCAGGCTGGTAGCGCCACTCACTCGTTCTGTCCCCAAGATGACACTGGAACTTCACAGCGTCGACGCCAGCAGACGCCAGAGCGTCAATGAATGCATGCGCCTGATTCAATGACCCGTCGTGCTGTAGCCCAACCTCCCCGATGATGTAACAAGACTCCCCCGGCCCGACCTTTACGTCTCCGATCTTCAAGACAGCCACCACTTGAACACGCGCTTCCACCAGGGTTTACGCCCCCTGGGCCTGCGCTTCTCGAAGTCGGCACGGCACAGCGGGCCTCGAGTGCCATGGAAAAACACAGGCGTAGAGGGAAGATCCTTACCGCAGTCTGTACACCTCATGTCCAACTCCAGGTCTGAGGCATCCTGGGGGCTCGCTGCTCCCGTTCCACCTCGGGAATCCTGTGCCTGACAGCCAGTCCCCGGAATGCGTCAGACCCGTGAGAGGCCCAGTCATGTACCGGGCTGGCCTTGAACTCGTTCAGCCTCTCATTGTAATCCCGGCGGTAGTGTTGGAGCGCCTCGATACCGGGCCCGCACTTCTTCTCGTCAAACCAGCAGCGAGACAGGATCATTCTGACAGCATGAATGCCCTCTTCGAGCTCGAACCCTGGCCTGGTGTGAATCCTGGGAGTGACCTCGAACTTGATCCCGTACTCCCTCGCTGCCTCCAGCCTGGACCGGCCCGTCCCCAGCTCCCTGACTACGATGTCATGCGGACCCCAGTGTTGGCCGTAGGCGTAGCCTTTGCCCTGGAGGATCTTGGCATAGTACGGGAACCCCTCCCCGCTGGCTTCGTGGTAGTCAATGAGGCGAATCTCTCCCGTTCTAACAGACTGAGAGAACCAGATAGCAGTCGAGTCGCCAACCCCAAGATCCCAATCGGTATGGACAGGCAACGCAGGATCATACGGGACATTGCCAATTCGGCCCTCATCCCTCGCAGCCTCCAGCTCCTTGACATAGATAGCACCCCTAACCGCAGCCTCGAACGAACACTCATACTCCTGCCTGTACTCGTCCTCAGTCATGCCCGCCCTGGCACGCTCTAGCTCGTCTTCTGGGAGCAGGTCGGTCTGGCTGGCCTTGTACTCTGCGAAGAACCAGTCCGCGTTTCCTGTGCCTGACTCTTGTTTGGCGTGCTTTGCGATGTCAAAGAACTGATTCTTTCCGTTGGGGGTTCCAACAAACAGCGCCCAGCCCCGCCTGTCCACCAGTGTTGGACCCAAGACCTCTGTGAATGTCTTGGCCGGGTGTAGCCCATACTCGTCCAACACAACTCCGTCAAAGTACAGTCCGCGCAGTGAATCAGGGTTGTCCGAACCATAGATCCTTACCTGTCCTCCGTTGGGGAAGTCTACCCGGAGCTCCTGCTGGTTTGCACTCGAGCCCGTTATAGCCTTGGCATAATGCTGGAGGTAATCCCAGGCGATGGCCTTGCCCTGTCTGTACGTCGGGGCTATGTAGCCGAACCTAGGCCGCTGTTTCTTGCACTCCACGGCCCCACGAATGAGAGCATTCACGGCCATCACTGTCTTGCCGAAGCGGCGATGGGTCACCAGTACCCCATACCGATGCTTTCGCATCAGGTCATGGATCTCTCTCTGTTGGGGTCTTCTCTTGTACGGGATGACGCAGGTGGGCAATCAGTCTTCCCACTTCACAGTGAGCGAGCCGTCGATCTCGATATCCTGGGTCTCTTTGGGCTTGCCCACAGCGTGCTCGGCCAGTCTGAGCAGATACGTGGCGCACGCCCCCAGCCCGAGGGAGGCGAGCAGCGCGGCGACCTGAAGACAGCGG